CATCTTGCTCTCTATTGTTTTCAAAATGTTCTATTGTTAAATAAATATTAACATTCTTATTTGTTGTAGTTTTAGTATTGTTATTAACCTGTGACACACTATTCTTTCTAGCTGGATTTAATCCTGTCAATTCATAATCCAATCCATCTGGAACAAAGTTAATTGTATTCATTAGGTTATCCATCGAATCTTCTACCTTATCTAGGTTATCATCAAGTCCAATAGCAAGTCCTTGATCGATCTGATTTCCGAAAGTCATAAAAACACGAGATGGTGATTTGATTCCAAAAAACTTTTTAAATGCATCAATAGCCCCGGTAGCTATACTTTTCAAAGTGTTAACTACTAAATCTTTCGCTGCCTTTAATCCTGCAACTAATCCATCTATAATTGATTTACCAATACTACCCCAGTCTATCTTTTTGAATGCATCAAAAATCGCAGTCACTATTAATGGGATTGATTCTATAATCTTTGGAATCGCCTTCACAAGCCCTTGAGCCAGAGCGATGATTAGCTTGATTCCCATATCAATTAATAATGGCAAGTTTGAGGATATAAAATCAATTAAACTTAAAATTACCGATAAAATACCATCAATAATTTTATCGATGTTATTGACTATACCTTGAGTCAATGCAAGTAGTAGCTTCAATCCTGTTTCTAAAATCAAAGGCAAGTTAGAAATTATTTTATCTACTAACATAAAAATGACATCGAGCATTTTTGAAAGCAAAATTTCAACATTATCGCCAACCCCTTGAGCCAATGTTATGATAATCGAAACCGCCCCATCAATTAAAACTGGGACATTAGCAATTATTACATCAAGCAAACTCATGAGTAGGTCTAATCCTAATGGAATCAACCTTGGGATTTCTGCTGTAATCATATTGACAAAACCTTGAATGATGGTTGGTGCTTTTTCAACCGCAATTGTTAAAAATTGATCCAATTGAGCACCAAACTGGCTTTGTGCTAATCCTAACCCTGCAAGTAGTAGTCCTACTATCGCAAATGGTCCTACAAGTTTCATAGCAAGTGTAGCGACTTTTTTTAATTTATTAGCACCTGTTGTTGCTATCGTTCCTAGGCGTCCAAAAGCCTGCTGTACTTTCGCAATCATTGGAGCCAGGGCTGTTCCTACCTTATTTGTCAAAGGAGCGAAGAAACCGCTTATTTTGCTTGTCAAAGGGGCTATCTTACTTGTGATTGCATCTCCTATTGTTCCAAGGTATGGAATTTTTGATACAAACTTGCTAATTGCACTAGTACATGATGTTCCCATGTGCGTAGCGAATGTTTTTAGTCCTGTTGTTGCAACTCCTAATTTTTGAGTCAACAAATTGATTCCACTGTATGCTGAAGACACACCTTTTGTTAGTTTTCCAATAACAATTAATCCAGGTCCTATCGATGCAGCGAATGCTCCCATCTTTATTACTGTCTTTTGTGTTTCTTCATCCATTTCTGCAAATTTAGCAATTAAACCATTTACTACTTGTAATATTTTCGTTGCCTGTGGTAGTAGGTTATTCCCTAGTATTGTTGCTAGTTCTTTTATTCCTTCTGTTAGGATTCTCGTTTGGTTGGCGAATCCTTGATTGGTTCTTTGGAAGTCTCCACTAGCATTTTTTGTAACTTCTTGTACATAAGCAAGTCGCAACATTACTTTTTCTTGCTGGTTCATTGCTGATATTTTTTTCTTGATTCCTTGCGTGTATGCAAACTCCTGCAAGTTGGTTTCTGTCATTACGATACCATATTTTTTTAAGGCTTCTGTTTCTCCTGTGAATATAGCTGCCAATGCAGTTTGTGCCATTTCTTGAGAGGTATTTTTAAATGATGCCATGTCCGCACTTAATTGAACTAATTGCATCGATACTCCTGATGCTTCTTCTTTTGTTAGTCCAAGTGCTGTCGCCATATCCCCATATAAAGCAGCACCATCCAATGCACTTTGACGAGATAATCCCATCGCTGTTAACGATGTTTTACTCCACTCTAGGATTGTGTCTGTACACTCTCCAAATACAACTTCTGTTTTACTCAAGGTTTCTTCTAGGTCTGATGCCATTTTTACGCCTGCCATTGTAGCTGCGATTATTGGACCAGTTAGTTTTGTTGTTAGGCTATTTCCTAGTCTTTCAACTCTATCTCCAAATGTATAAAGTTTTGCATTTAAGGAATCCACTTTATTACTAAAATTGTCAAGGAGACTTGGTTGTTGTTTCAATTCTTCCTTGACTTCTTTTAGTTCTCTTTCCATATTATTTAATGCGGTTGTCGCATTATTCATTTTAATTTCTAAATTTTGAGTAGCATTAGCATCTTTACCTTTGGTTGTTACTGATTCTTCATATGCCTTGCGTAATCCTTCAACTTTCTTTTTTTGAAGTTCTATTTTTTCGGACAAGGATGACGCCTTGGTTTTTAATTGTTCAGAAGTATTTCCAAAGTTTTTAACTGAACTTTGTGACACTTTTAATTCGCTATCCAATATTTTTAATTGCTTATCAATTCTTTGGACTCCTTGTTCGAATTCCTTGGAATCAAAAAGCATTCCGACTTTTAGTTTCCAATTCGCCATAGCTTATCTCCTTTTCTAGAAGACATCATCAATGTAACCGAACTGTACCTCCTCCACCGGATCATCATTTGCTTGATTTCTAAATCTCGCATAAATTCTAGATTTAATCGCTATTTGTTTTGGCGTGCTTCTCCAAAATTCATAGTCACTCAATTTTAGGATTTCTTTACCTAAATAAAAAAGCCATTCCCAATCTATGCTTGAGTCTGATGATCCGGTTGTTCGTTTTTTCCACTTGACGTGTCCTTTTCATCATTCTCATCCTCCTCGAACGCATTATTGATTAATTTAGTAATTGCTTTTTCTATTGCTGTAAAATTATTCATGTCTATTAATTTACCAACTTCAAATTCTGTTAATGATTCATCAGTTGATTTTAAAACTGAATACAGGAATGATCTCACAGCTTTCAATTTCTTTTTCTTTAATTCTGCAATTGCAATTTGTAATGAACCGAAAATGTCTTCCAATTCTGCCATCGCATTCAAGTCAAAGTTCATTTCATACTTACGACCTTTTAATTCAATTGTTGTTGATTGTGGCTGTAAATCTTTTCCTGTTACTCTTTTTTGTCTATTGTAATTACTATGATTTTTATGTTTACTCATTTCTAGTTTCTCCTATTCTATTCTTATTGTGCTGTTGGTTCTTGAACTGATGTGAAGAACGCATCAAGTTTCGCTGTATCTACACCATCTGCATCAGTATCCAACATCATTCTCCAATTACCGTCGCTTTCACGATCATAAAACTTACCTTTAATTTTTGTAGTTTTACTATTAGGTTTTTCTCCTTTTGTTTCGTATTCATCTTCGATTTCATTGAATGCACCTTTGTATAAAACACAATAACGATATACTGGTTTTGCTTTAGTGCTATTTGATTTTTCACTTCTAAATAATAAAGCAAGTTTTGGAGCTTTATCTCCGCTATTTTCTACTAATTCTCCATTGGAATATTTCTTTCCTAGAATTAATGCTCTGTGTTCTAGTGTTAGTGCATTTTGCTCTATTTCTACTTCGCATCCTGCGAATGCTGTTAGTTCATCTTCAACACCATCATCACTATACAAAGTTTCACTATTCACACTTGGAGTGATTTTAGCAGTGATTGCTCTACTAATTTTGATTGGTTTCTCGTACACTGTTCCACTTGAACCATCACTAGTGATTAGTGCAACGTGTACATCTTTTAACCCAATTTGTCTTGGGGTTACTGATTTATTTTCTGCTGGCATCTTATTCAACCTCCTTTATATTTTCTAATTTGAAACGAAATGCCTTATGATAAATTTTAGTTTCTCTTTCATATAAATCTTCTTCATCATCAAGCAAAAAATCTTCATTGAGCATTGCCTGTATGATTTCTTTTTCTATGTTTTTGTATTTTGGATTTTTAGTCCATAAATCTACCTGCATTATGTATACTGCCGGTATTACTTCATCTTCCGAATATTCGTATTCATAATCGTATTCAAAAAATGTTATGTATGTTTCTGGCGGATTAACGATTTCTTGATAACCACTAGGGATTGTTAATTTATCGAGAGCTCTTTTTGTCTTTTCTCTTATATTCATAGTCCGAGTTCCTTTCTTATTCTTTCTGAAAAAACATTAAAACATTTATTTTTATTTTTACTCATTGACTTATTCATAAATGGTTTTTTGGGATAGTTTTGATTCGATGTTCCCCACTCTATAAACTTGGCATAGTAGTAATCACTTCTGTCTGACTTTTCCCACCCATATTCGATACTCCTGAATCCATTTTCTCTCACTAACTTTAATGGGATGTTATCAGCCATGTGTCCATCTCCATACTTTCCTACGTGTCCTTTTTTATTTCGTGGAGCAGTTTTTTTTGCTGTTTCGTATGCTGGTTGGATTGCTTCTTCCAATGCATCATCAATCATGTTACTATCTAGCACTTCACTCATTTTGTTTAGGTCATTTACAATTGCATCTAGCCCATCAAAATCAAGTCTTGCTGCCATATAATTTTTCGCCTTTAGTTATTAGTTTTATGTAATTTTCATCAACTTCATAAATATCAAGAACATTATAAACGCGATTCTCGTACACTATTTGAATGTCACTACTGCATAATGATTTATAATTTTTTCTTATTGTCATATTGGTTTCTACTTGAGTTACAACCGAATTGTCTTCGTTAGTAGTTCTTACTATCTTATCTTCTATTGCTGCGAATAATATTCGTAATGTTACCCATTCTTTTTGTTCGATGCCCTCGCTATCAATATGATTTTGAAACTTTTTTATTTCAATTTTTTTATTGAGTTTCCCCGGATTCATCTTCTTCCACCTGACCGCAGTATCTCATTTGAAAAATAATCGCATCCACGCTATGTTTTATTGAGTCATTTACTGTACCTATGATTGTTCGATTGTCATTCCAGTGTTCTATTAGTAATAATTGAGCAATGTCTGACAATTCGCTTGGTGTAAATTTTCCACAAGCATTTTCTAGATAAATCTTTGATCCTGCTATTAACGAACGAATAAATTCATCATCTTCTTCATAATCAATTCGCAAATATTCTTTTGCTTTCTTTAAATCCACCATGATTTCATCTCCTTAATAAATCAAGAGAGGTTATTAGCCTCTCTTATTCTGTTGGGTTTTGTGTTCCTTCATCTCCTGTTGTTGGAGTTTCTGGATTATATGCAGGAGTAGTTGGTTCTACTGATGTAGTTGCTGCCTCTGTTACATTTTTAACATAAACAACTGGTTTTTCTGTTGGTGCTGTTAATTTGATATTTAAATATGATTTTGTATCTTTTGTAACAACATCATCTCTTTGGATTGCACGAATTAATGTTAAATTCTTTGTGAACCCAGCTTCTTTTGACACAGCAAGTGCCATTTCTTCTCTATCCATAAACTTGATAGCTTCTTCTAAATTACCAATGTAAACTGGTGATGCACCATCTTCATCTGGAATGTTAGTGTTGGCATAAACTTCGATATTAATTCCTGATAACATTTTTTTAGTTGGATCAGTTGGATTTGGTTGTAGGATTGGTTTTCCTGTTGCATCTACCCATTGATCCATAATGTCAAAGCCATTTTGATTAGTGATGATTACTGTTCCAGCTAATAATTCAGGATCAAGTTTAGTGTTAATAGCTGATTTAATTTCTGCGTGTGTACTTGCATTTAATTGGATACCATTAACTTTTAAAATTGATAAAATCTTTCTATTATCTGTTACTACTGATTTTCTTGCTAACCATTTGTTGATGTATTTAACAAGTCCACCTTTTTCATCAGCTAATAATGTGTTTGAAATTGGTAGGATTCCACCTTTATCAGTGATTGCGAATTTTTGTTGTTTTAATGTTGGTGACATTAATTCTCCAATTTCTGTTGCTTCTGTGATATCAACGAATGGTTCGATTGTATCTCCATTTTCATAAACGAATGAACCACTTGTTGTACTTGTTGGTTGAACATCTACGAATTGTTTTAATGGTTTATATTGTCTTTTTAATTCATTAATTTCTGTGTAGATGTCTTGAGGAATAATTACTGCTACACTATTTTGATCCTCTCCTGGTGTAGTAGTTTCTACTAACACATCTCTTTCTTCTTTAGATAATTTTTTACCTTGTAGGAATTTTACTAGGGCTGTTCTTGTTTCTGTTTTCTTTTTCATAGCTCTATTTTCCTCTACTTCTTTTACTTCTACTACTTCGTTATCATCGCTAACTGTTGCCTCTAATTCTTGTACTTGTTCTTCTAGTACAATTTCATCTTTTATTTTTTGAGCTTCTTCAGTTGCTTTTTGTCCTTCCTCTACTTTACCTGCATCAATTAACTCTCTAGCTTCCTTTAATTTTGCAGTTAGATTTCTTCTTAATTCAATTAATTTCTTATTCATTTTTTTCTCTCCCTTTTCTATATTTTTAATAATTCAATCATTGCACTTACTTGTGCTTTTCGTAGTTCTTCCAGAACTCTTTCTTCTTTTGTCTTTAGGTTGTTTTGTTCCAAAGACCTTTTTCCTACCTCACTTGTTGGATAAGCAGGAAACGGTGTTGGAGATATCTCGATTAAATCAATGTCAAGTAATGTTCTTTCGTAGACATCTTCATCTTTTAGATATTCCCATTTATCGCCATTGTCACGAATATAAAATCCAAATGAAACACCATCAACATCGCCTCTTTTTATTGATTCGTAGATGTCTTTAGCTTGATTACTATTTGGCAATTCTAATTCAAAACGTAACCCTATATCATCTTCTACCAATTGCAATGTCCTTGATTTTGTACTTCCTAACACGATGTCAGAATTATGATTCCATAATGCCTTGATCGTATTTTCTTCGAGACTCTTGGCGAATGCACCTTTAGCGACTCTTTCGTACCATTCATCATAAAGCAACAAGCTCCTTTCATTGAATTTCACTACGTAGCCTTTGATTGCCATGGTTTCTGGTTTATCAGTATTTTCTCTGACCGAGATTTCCATCGCTGGGATGTATCTAATCTCCTTGATTTTCTTCTCCATCGTTACCACCTCCTTCACTCTTTTCATCATCTATATTTTCATTTGGATTATCTTGGTTATTTTCTGGAGGTTTTTCTCCATTTTCTTGATCCTTAATTTTGACTTTTTGTTTTTGATATTCATTCATCAAATCAATGTCAATGTAATTTAAGGACATATAATGCTTATCTCCATTTTTAATTTTGTCTTTATCTTCTAACTCACGAACTTCATTTATGGAGTAAATCCCTAGATTAATCATTTTTTCATAGTAAGCTGCACGATTAGTGCTATCTCCACGAAGTAATGAATTTAAATTAAATTTAAAATAATACTTTTTAGTTTCTATTTCATCTTCTGTAAATAATTGGTATTGAAGTTCCTGTTCCCAACTAATTAAAAGCGGTGATAATGTATCTCTTACGAACTCTAGTGATTGTTGCTCGATGTTTGAGAATGTTGCTCTTTCTAAATCTGCCAGCATATGAGGTGGCACATTAAAAATCCTAGCTATTTCTGCTATCGAGAACTTTTGAGTTTCTATGTATTGGGCATCACATTGTTTAATTCCTAATGATTGATAATCTAATCCTGCATCTAGTATTGCTACACGATGGCTATTATCTAATCCATTATTGAACTTTTCCCATTCTTGTCTGATTATCGCTTTAGCTTCTGGTTTCAATGATTGTGGAACTTTTAAAACTCCACTACTCATAGTTCCATTCGCATAAAATTTTCCAGTAAACTTTTGACCTGCAATTTGTATGCCAATTGTTTCTCTGGCTACATCAATAGGACTTTTACCAACAATTCCATTTGTTGATAATCCTTTAATGTGAAGCACACTAGTATATGGCAGGTTTACTACTTTTCCATTTACTAGCGTTGTTTGTACTAAATACCTTTTTAAATTTCCATGACTATCTTTTTCCATTACTACTTTTGTTAACAATGGATTTAGTATCCACAATGCTTTTGGGTATCCTGTTTTGCTCCACTCAATTTCCGCATATGCATTTCCATATAATTGTCTGTGAGCTTCCATTGTTTGTTTGAATTGGAATGGTGTCATGTAAGGATTTGGTCTAGTTTCTATTAATTTAGCTATTGGGTGATCGTGTATTCTCTTTTTCTTTCCTCTTGTTTCTTGAAACAATTGAAGTGGTAACATCGCTACGTGATTTGATAAAATTCTCACACACGCATATACCGCTGCGATATTCATTGCTGTCGATGTATCTACACTTTCTCCAGAGTATGTTTCATTTCCACCTATGAGATTTATTAACCATTTATTAGGGGCTGTTAGATTAGAAACGTCTGTTTCTTCTTTGCTTTCTCTCTGTTCTAATTTCCTAAATAACATTTATGCCACCTCATTTCAGTATTTTCGAGAATATAAAACCTAGCCAAACTAACACTAATCCCTGCACGAATAGTCCAAGTTTAATGCTGACCAAATATGCTGCAATTACTATCGATATCAATCCGAACAGGATCAGGATATCTTCGATATAAGTACACAAAAAAACGAACCTGTCTTTAGTTCGTTCACTCACTTTTTTAATTGCCATGTTATTCTCCTTTCTAAAATCCAAAGCCATCACTCATTATGTGTTGATTTATATCAATCTCTCCATTATCGATTCTAGCTAATGTATGACTTATAATCATTGCGGCTGCCGGATCTATTCTAAATCTTGTTTTACTTTTATCTAGCATTTTATTTTCATTGGCATCTGTTTTTGCTATTGCATTACTTATTGCCCATGTCAATACAGGATTCTTATTTGTAATAATTCTTTTTTGTAACACTAATGCTTCTACGTCTTTTGTTGGTTCTGATAATGTTAGCATTCCTTGTCTAACTTCTACCATCACGAACCCATCTTTCTCCATATCAGTCGCAAATTGGGTTGCATTGTATGGATCGTATCCTATTTGCATTACTGGGTAGATAAAATGTAAGTCTTTTATGTATTTTTTTATATAATCATAATCCACAACATCCCCTTCTGTGGCTGTGATATAGCCTTGTTTTATCCACAATGAGTATGGAACTCTATCTTGTTTTTCTCTTTCTAAAACTCGATTTTTTGGCATAAAACTGTGCGAAAGCATGACATATTCGCCATTATCCAAGCGAAACTCTGCATTCACGCTTGTAAGGTCGATTTTACTCGACAAGTCTATTCCTATCGTGCATGGATGACCTCGTATGCTTTCAAAATCAAATTCCCTGTCGCTGGATTTCCATTTTTTCATATCCATCCATGCGATTTCTCCATTTACCCATTGATTCAGGTATAATCTTCTGAATGTTGCTTCTGCTGTTGGTATTTCTTTTGCTCTTACCGCAAGTTGTCGCATTTCTTCTATTTTTCTAAATACTCCAAGTGCAGGATTTGCAATGTACCAAGTTTTTTCATCGTATATGTCCGCATTTTCTGGTGCTTCGTATATTACTGGGTAGAATGTTTTATCTTCAACAACGTGTTCTAGGATTTTCTTTGAGTATTCGTATAACTCGTAGCATATTGTTCCTGTCTCCATTCCGGCTGTTGTTATTGATATAAACAATGGTTGTCTACGAGCTCCTTGACTCGTTTTCATCAAGTCATATAATTTTCTATTCTTTGACGCATGGATTTCATCGTATATTACTATGTGAGCATTGAACCCATCTTTTGTATTTGTATCCGCGGATATTGCTTTATAAAATGAATTAGTTTCTAGTCTTACTATCTTCTTTTGCGATTCAACTATCTTACACTTTTTGAACAACGCTTTATTCATTCTTATCATTGCTGCCGCCGCACTGAATACTTTCGATGCTTGTTCTCTATCATTTGCACACGAATAAATTTCTGCACCATACTCATCATCCATAAATAAAAAGTACACTAACATCGCTGCTATTAACTCTGTCTTACCATTTTTTCTTGGTAGGAATATAAAGGCTTCTCTATATTGCCTAGTGCCATCATCATTTAGTGTTCCTACTAATTCCTTTACTATCTTTTCTTGGAATGGCATCAAGTTAAATGGCTTACGAGCGAATTCTCCTTGAGTATGTTTTAGCAATTTAATGAAACGAACCGCAGTTTCCGCTTTCTTTTCATTAAACATTTTATTCGTTCTCCTTTAGTAGTTCCTCCATCTCATCATCAAAGTCATCTCCTGGTAATTGCATTCTCCCTCTACTGCTTGGAGTCAATCCAAACTCTGTCATGAATTCTTTTGCAAGTTTTAGGTATCTGTGTGCTATTGATACCTGTGGGATTTGTTGGACATAACCAGATGGTGTTTTTATGATGGTGCTTTGAGCTTTATCGATTTGTTGCTCGGCTTCTTTGTATCTACTCCAACACTTACAATAGGCTTCTAGAGCCGATGTATCGTTTACTTTAAGTAATCCCAAGTCAGCTAAAATGGGGGCGACTCTTTCCCATTCTGCTTTTGCTATTGGATTATTTTTGATCCACTCTGGTGCTTCTATTATTTCTCCCGGTTCTATTCTCTCAACTCTGTTTTCTAATTCGATTCTTTCGGAGATGTCACGTTTTCCGGGATTGTCATTCATTACGTGGACTAGTGTTGGTTTTGGTTTTGGTCCTGTAAGTGACATCTTTACCCCTCCTATTCGCTTATTTCTTCATATAAATCTTCAATTGCTTCAACTTTATCTAATTTTTCCCAAGGATATTCTTGGTTTCTAAAATGACAACCTTTCGCTACTTCGCTGTATTTAACTATTCCATCAGTTAGTCCTAGTTCATATTTCATTCCATTTGGTGTTAAATCAAATGTTCTCTTTATGATTTCTTCTAACAATTCATTATCTTCTGGATTACTTGATTCAACTCTTATGGAGCAAGGTTCATTTTCTCCAATTATGTAGGATAATTGGATTTCACATTCATCCGCTAATTCAGCAGCTACTATGTTTTTAGCAATGTATCTTGCCATGTATGCGGCTGTCCTATCTACTTTTGATGGATCCTTACCACTAAATGCTCCACCACCATGTTTGAAATATCCACCATAGGTATCACAGATAATCTTGCGTCCTGTCACACCTGTATCAGCTGCTGGTCCACCTTTTACGAACCTACCTGTCGGATTAATTAGGACTTGAAAACTTTCTTTTTTAAATCCTGTTAATGTTTCATCAATATCATTTTCTATAAAATCTTTAATTGCTGGATTTATTATTTCACTTATCAACGTTACTTTTACTATGCCATCATCAATATCCGAATGATTTGCTGACACTACTATTTTTTTGATTGATGTAGGAACATTGTTTACATACTTTATTGTTACCTGACACTTTGCATCCGGTTTTAGTATTTCAGTTCCATTCTTTTGGATATACGAATTGTAATAATCCATTATCTTACTCGCTAGTGCAATTGGTACTGGTAAGTAATTGTTTGTTTCTAATACTGCTCCTCCAAACATTATTCCTTGATCACCGGCACCACCTTTATCTACACCTAGTGCTATGTCTTTTGATTGACTATGTATAAAAATTGCTATTTCTATGTTTTCGAAGCAAAAGCCTAGCTCTTTTTCTGTATAACCGATTTCTTTGATTTTTCTTTTTGCTACTTCTTCTATTAAACCATTATTCAATATTGCATTTGTTCTGATTTCTCCTGCTATGACAAGCAAGTTTTCTGTTACTAAACACTCTATTGCGATTCTTGATTCCTTATCGTAGGTTATACAATAATCCAATAATGCATCACTTATCTGATCGCAAATCTTATCTGGATGTCCTGCTGACACAGCTTCACTTGTAAAATACGAAACTTTTCTTTTTCTATTCATTTTTCATTCCTCCTATGGCTTCTTCGTATGTATATTCTTTTCCATTTCTTATTAGTTTTATTTCTTCAGCACTACCAACGAATTGTAGGTATCTTTTTACGATTACATCAACATACTTTTCATCTAACTCAATTGCGTAACACTTTCTTGATAATTGTTCGGCACAAATTAGTGTTGAACCAGAACCACCAAATGGTTCAAGGACTATGTCATCTTTCTTACTTGAATTGACCATTAGTTTTCCTATCAATGTTACTGGTTTCATTGTTGGATGTTCATCACTTCTTGTTGGTTTATCATTATAAATTACTGAACTATGTTCGTTTTGACTATCTATCATCTTCTGGAATAATTCTACAAGTTCTGGTTTAGACATTTTCTTTGGATTCATTTGCATAAAATCATCGATTACTGTGTCCTTATCTCTATCTCCATACCATTTATGTGATGCTCCTGGTTTCCATCCATATAGGATTGGTTCATGCCTCCAATGATAATCTTGGCGACATAGTACCATTCCGTTCTTAACCCACACTAGACATTGTTTCAAATCAAATCCAGCATCTTTCATAGCTTTTCTAAAATTAACTCCTTCAACATCGCTATGGAACACATAAATTGGCGATCCTGGTTTTAATGATTCAAATGCCTTTATGTAAAATCCAAATAAAAAGCGATAAAAACTATCGCTATCTGTGAAGTGGTCATTCTTTATTTTTTTGCCATCTCCACTTTCATAATCTACATTGTATGGAGGATCAGTAATTATTAAATCTGCCATTTCATTTTCTAATAATTTTATGTAGGTTTCTTTGATTGTGGAATCTCCGCATATCAATTTATGTCTTCCTAATAACCAGATATCCCCTGGTTTTGTGAATGGCACTTTTGGTATGTTATTTTCTATATCAAAGTTATCTTCTTTTACTTCATCTTTTACAAACATTTTGGTGTATTCTTCAACATCAAATCCTGTTAGTTCCATTACTCCTACTGTGTGTAATTCATCAAGCAAAACACCTAACTTTTCCATATCCCATTCGCCACTGATTTTATTCAAGGCAATGTTTAATGCTTTTTCATCTTCTTTTGATAAATCAACAACAACACATTCTACTTCTGTGTGTCCTAGGTCTTTCATCACTGTGGCTCTTTGATGTCCACCGATTATTGTTCCATCATTGTTTATTATGATTGGATCAACGTATCCAAAATGTAAAAGGCTATTCTTGATTTTCTCGTATTCTGCATCTCCTGGTTTTAATTGTTTTCTAGGATTGTATTCTGCAGGTATTAAATCTTCAATTTTTCGCTTTTCTATATTCATATTTCTGTCCTTTCTATTTTTGATACCCCCTTTTGAAATACGCGATTACTAACACGTGTTTGGGCGCCGTTCGTTTGTTAGTGGCTACCTAGGGATTGATGGGCGGGGGCCTCTAGTGTTCCTTCGCATTATGACAAGCTTCGCATAATGACTCCAAGTTAGATAATTCTAACCTTTTATTCCAGTCCTTCTTTACTGGTACTATATGGTGTACCATTTGAGCTGGTTTTATTATGCCTCGCTTTTTGCATTCAACACACTGGTATCTATCCCTTGCTAGTGCTATGCCTCTTATTAGTTCCCATTCCTTGGTCTTATAAAAGGCTACGTATTCCTTATCATTTCTCTCTCTATTGTAACGATTCTTTTCACTCTTATGCTTGGTGCAATACCTATCTCTCGTTAGGTTCGCACAACCTGCCTTACAGCATAAATGAAGTGGTTTCATGGGCATTTGCTCCACCCCTTGTCTAAAGGCTCGAAAAAGGGCTTAAAAACGCCCAAATATCGCGTTATTATTTTCTAGTTGTTTTCTAATCTTCTCAAACCCCTTATTTTTGATAAATAAAAAGGGAATATTGCATCCCTTTCTACTTATCTGCCAGGTCGAGGAGGACCAGAAATAAAATGTGGTAATTCGTGTGAACTACCACAATACCATTATACTATGTCTAGTTGCGAGTGTTTCGCCCCTTTTCTGCTACTTTTCTGCTACTTTTAATCATTTAGTAGTTGGTCTATTATTCTTTCTTCTTCTGGTGTTAATGAATTTGTCTTTAAATCAAACCTTCTTTTTTGTATGTGTTCGAATATCATTGCGAATGCTTCTGCTACTCCACAAGTTGGGCATATTGGTGTTTTGTCATCTACTCTTGATATAGCAGGATGTTCCTTATAATGTTTTTTGCATTTTGGACATTTTTTCATATTACCACTCTTTACTTTCTAATAATGCCTGTTCTAGTATTCTTTTATCGAATCCGAATCTCTCATATCCTTTTTCTAGCACTTGGTAGTAGTATGTACTTGGTATACTTTCTTTTTTTGTATTCATGATGTATACCATCGCTTTTATTGTTTCGCCATTTACTTCTACCTCTAGCATTTCTTTTCTGTAGTAACTAGGGTATCCCTCGTATCTATCTAATGATTTTTCATCTTCTGGTTTTATATCCCATATTAGGACAGGCACTTCGTACCCTTCGTATCTTTCTATTGATGCTGGTCCATCGAATAATAATCTCCAGTCTTTTAGTGTGGATGTTCCCACCACTTTCGCAGTGGGACATCTATATGCCATTTGGCTTTCACTCAAGTTGCTACCATATGCTATGTAGTATCTTTTCATTATTTTCCCTCCTCATTTATTTGTTCTATTTTTTCTGGATAGCCATATCTCCATGCTGCTACTCCATCTAGGTGTTTGTATAAATGTTCTCTACACGCTTTGAAGTCATCTCCGATTAATCCTATTCTATTTAGGTATGTTCTCATTGCGAATTTCTCGTTTTCAGTTTGTGGCTTTCTTGATGATGCACCTCTTTGTGTTAGTGCTTGGTAGTTTAGTGCTAGTGCTAGTACCACGTATGCTCTTATCTTTCCTGCGTGTAATTCTCCATTAAAACCTCTCAACTCTACTGTGTGATTTCCTGTGAAGTAGCTATGTAGGTTTAGGAAGTGGTATCTACTTTGATGGTAGTGTGTTTCTTCATATCCACCATATCCTTCATACCATATTCTTCTTATTGCTTCTTTTGTTTTTGGTCTTCTTGTTTTAATTCTTCTTACTAGGTTATCATCCATCTTTTTGCACCATCTCATTCTTTCTGGTTTAATTTGTAGTGCCTTGTATAATAAGTCATTTTTACTTGCTATGATGTTTATAAAATTTCTTATTGATAATGGTGTGTGTGGTTCTCCATCTAGGTGGATGTGTATTCCACATTGTAGTTCTGGTTTTGATATCGCACCACCTTTTCTTAATGCTCTTACGATTTCTTGTAAGTTTTCCATGTCTTCCTTATAAGTTAGGATTGGGCTTACTAGTTCTACCGAGTAGTTTCCATCGTATAATCTTCTGTTGCCTTTTTGTGTTATGATGCTACCATCACTTACTATCGACCATTTTCTACCATCTTGTTGGGTGATTTCCCATTTTCCATATGATCCTCCTACATAATTTTTTGATCCATTGATTGTTTCTGCAACTATTGTCGCTGCATCTCCTCTTGTTATTCCGGTCATCTCTATTTCGATTCCGAATCTGCTTTTTAGCATATTTTCTTTTATTTCCATACCATTTCCTCCCTTGGCGACACAAACATTACCGCGTTAGGTACACTAAGTCCAGCGAAAAGGCGAAACAAATTTAAAATTTTGGCAGAAACTTCTCCAAAAGGTCTGAAAGCTCTCTTTTTGCCACTTCATACTTCTTTCTCACTCCTGCTGAAGTGATGTATTCGTGGTATTGGTTTCTGTATTTACTATTGAATTGATGTGTTATTATGTTCCATTTTTTCTTTTCAAAATGTTTTTCTTTTATTATAAATGCAGTTTCTTCATCCAATGATTCTAATAAAATTTCTATCATTTTGGTTTCTTCTTTTAATTTATCAATGGTTTTATATCCATCTTCAATCCAAGTATTTATCTTTTGCTTTTGTTCCTCTACTCTTATTACCATACTCTCTGTTGGATTGCCTGGTCCTGTTCTACTTATTCCAAGGTTTTCATTTTTAGGTCTAGCATAAATTCTATCAATTTCTTGAATGTCTTTAGTTAGGATTTCTTGCCACTGATTGATCTTAATTTTTAGCATTTCAATACTAGCTATGTTTTTTTTATAATTGTTTAGCATTTTATCAATCATACTAGGCCTCCTATTTCAATTCTTCTATTATTTTTACCACCTCATCCAATGATGTTATTACTTCTGCTGTAGCACCTAAATCTTTATATTTTCTTATTAGTGCCTTTTGGATTTCTGTTGGTTTATTACCAGGTTGTTTCACTTCGAAACATAAAAAAAAGGATTTTCTATCCTTTCGTATAACTGCCATGATATCAGGTAGTCCTTTTACCGAGTATAAACCACCATGATTTTTCCATGCATAACCTTTCCATTTTTTCCCCACTCGTTGTTGATTAATGTATTTTATTATCTTCTTTACTATATCTCTCTCGAGCATTTTACCATCTCCTTGAACGAATTGAACTTTAAACTTTTAACACTTGAACTCTCGCAAACCTATATGGCATAAGGGAAAAATGCAAAATTGAACGCTTGAACGCATTTTTTAAATATAAATATTATTTATGTAATTTATTAAAAAAATAATTATTTTCTCTATATTATTATTATTTTTTTTAAGTTCAAGTTCAATATTATATTATTATTACTAATTTTCCCTTATTTTACCTAGGTTTTAATCTTGAACGCATCTTGAACGCTATTTTCTTTTTGCGTTCAATTCTTCGAGTTCTAGTTGCTTATGTTTATGTTCTTCTACTTTTTGAAAAAATATTTCTTTCTCATGTGAGAGTTCCATGATTTCTTCCCACTCTACATCTTCGATTCTTTCTTCTTCCTGTTGAGTTAGATTTCTCATATCTTCATCAACTCGGATTGCTACGTATGCAGTTGTTGTTCCTGCACTGGTTCTTCGTACTGTATTTCTTTTTTGACTTGATTCTACTAGAATGTATCCTCGCTCGTTGAAGCCTTTCATTGTTTTCTTATAATTAAATCCTTGTTTCGTTAGTTCTTGTTGTAGGATACTAGGTTGCACCAAATAATAAAGTGTATCATCAATGGTTTCATGAGTTCCATACACCTGTGTCTTTGATAATGGACTAAAATAATTCACGTTTACTATGATCCAACTCTTTATGTATTCATATGCTTTATCAACTATGTCTACTTCGCTTTGTGTATCTAATCTTTCAAGTATTCTCTTTCCGAAGTTTATTGTTTCTTCGATGTCCTTGATATCAAAAATTATTTTGTTAGCTAGGTAATCCGCTACACAAATCAGTGCTACTGATGAAATGTGACTACTGATGTTCTTCTCTTTGTTATCTTCTAATCTTGAGCATATAAAATCGTATAGCTCATCAAGTTCGTTGCTATTTTGAGTTATAATGTTTTCTATTATGTACTTGATGTATTTTCTTCCAGCGAGTCCATAGTTCTTTGTTGTAAATCTGTGCATTTCCACAGCATCTTTTTCTCTGTCGAATAATGAACCATATAATTCTAGCGTTCTACTTGCTATACCTGTTTGCGAGTTTTCACTTGTTATTGGTTCTTCTCCTGTTGTTATTATTGCCATGTTCCAGGACATCCTTGCCTGCATCCCACCTGTTTTTGTTCCACGTGTTCTTCCTGTTCCTAGTCCTAGCATATAAACTAAATTGTTAATAAAATCTTTATTACTTCCTACTGCTTGTTTTTCATCTATGCCAAATGGTAGATCATTATACAAGGACGCCATTCTCTCGATTCCTACACTTGTCGAATTGAAGTTCCCCATTGTTGAGTCTGGATTTCCCCATACTGATAGTGCAGCTTTCAATGCGGCTGTCTTTCCTGATCTTGAGTCAGCCCAGAAGTGTGCTATAAATAATCTAGCTTTTATTATCTTGATTAGTGGCGATGCGAAACTAACTTTTAACATACAATTAAATAAATCATTTTTCATTAATGGTTTTATTTTTTCTACCCATGTATCCAAGTTACCTGTTTCTTCATATCCTGTCACTAGTTTCTTGTTTGAGCCATCCTGCTTTAGGTGTATATCGCCTGGATAATGCGGAAGGAAGTTTTTACCCCACCATCCAAATTGTGAAACACATTTTTTCATTTCTATGGTGTCGAAGTTTAATTCATCCAACTGTCCTAGATAATCGGACATTTTCTTCGCGTTCTCTCCTGTGATTGGTATTCCTTTTTCCCCTAGCTGTAGTATTGTTCTTTGATTGTTTATGACGCTACGCGTTGTAAGGAATGAGTTCCATTTCTTAAATTTATAAAACGAGATTTCCAATTCTTCTGTTTCATCTTCCAAGTTATAATAAATTGCACTAATTATAACAGGGATTCTGCATATAAGGAGAACATCGCCTTTGTCATCTTTGTACACTATTCCATCTTTAGTTAACTCGTAGTCATCTGGGATTCTTACTCTTGCAGGCATATTTGGTACCGGCTCTTGAGCTAGTATCATTACTTGCTCTAGGTCTAGTTTCACAGCATTCTCTATCAGTTGGTTGATTTCTTTACGAAATGTTTGATAATTGTTAACATTCACTACGTTTTCGTATTTTCCTACACACTTTTTAAATAAATCACTCGGATCCTTGCATCCTGCATCACTGCACGTGAATTCATAAATCTCTGTGTTGTTATTTCTTTTATAAAATGATTCACATACTTTGTTACGGAATATCATACCTCCTGCATCATTTTCGTTATGTATGTACACTTTCTTATTGTAAAAATAACGCAACCATTCTGTTCTGAACATTGTTGCTCCTGGTATTCCTAGTACCGGTAGTCCAGCGAGAGCGAGTGATTGTGTATCGCTCTCTCCTTCTACCAATATCACATAATCGTATGTGTTATTTTTTATTCTTTCTAATCCATAAGGAATAATCTTCGAATCCTTTTCCCATCGAAACTTCTTATTTTCTCCACGATACCTAGTTGCTACTAGATTTCCTTTTTCATCGTAGTATGGGATTTTGATTCCTTTTTTATGATCACTTAATTTCCATATTTTCTCTAGGTATACTTGGGGTATCATTTTACTTTCAGCATAGGTTTCTAAACAAAATGCTTTATTTTCTTGTTCTGCAAAATTAACCACTGGTTTTGGTATATCGTATGACTCACACAATTCTTGGTACACTGACTGTGTATCTGTGTTGTCTAGCTTTGCTTTGAAACTTATGAAGTTTCCTTTTTCTTCACATCCAAAGCAATGATACTTTCCACTAGTTAAATCTACACTAAATGAAGGATTACTATCATCGTGAAAGGGACACTTTGCGATGAGGGAATTACCATTCTTTTTAGCACCAGGCAAATACTTTAGGTATTCTTCCTCGTAGTTGATAGCTTCATCTATCGATTCCATCATTTCCCTCCTATCTCATTTTTTAATCTAAAACGTTATTGTCTGTTTCATCGACTCTTTGTAATCTTGTAGTAAGTTTGATGCTTTCTGAAAACTCTCTCATTACTTTCTTTTCTTCTGGATTTAAAACCCTTGATATTGCGAATTGTACTTTTGAGTATTTGATTCCTGTTTGACTTTTTTCCACTGTCAATGTCATCTTTGTTACTACATCACAAGCTTTCATTCCTTTTGTTACTATTCTCTTGCTTATGTAATCCGAAAAATTTCTGATACTTGTTGGTGGTAATGTAATTAATAATGGCAGTATTTCTCCACTACGTAGAATATAAATTCTTCTCAAGTTCTTACACTTTTTACCTTTACCATCATCTGCTGATCCGTATTTATTAAGTGGACAATTAACACAAGCACCTCCAGGACATCCTATTCCTAGCTTTCCATCCATTGAGCTACAAGCCGGTGGTTGTGCCTGTCCATTGTACTCATCTTCGAAGTAAGCATTTACTGGATAATGATCCACGATTACACCCTCTATGTCTTTTGAGTATTCTGGTTCTTCTGGATTATCTAATCCAGGTAGTTCCCACATTTGTCCTCCACCACTTGGTATGCTTATCTTATCGAATGATATTGTTAATCCATCAAGATCCTCTGTGTCGATTTCTAGTTGACCTGATGGTACTATGAAGTTATTTTCTTCCTTTACTACTAATTCTTTTTCCATATAATTTTTCCTTTCTTTTTTTGCAACAAAAAAGGACTATCATTGATAATCCTTTTGTTTATAAATTATTTATTAAAATAAAATTCTGCTTTTTGTTGATTCTCTAACGATAATCTTTTTACTGTTCCATCTTGATGAACATCTTCAATTTGGTTTCTTACACTTCTTGGGAATATGTTTTTTATGTCTTTTGGATAATAACTTCCATCCCTTGGTATTCTAGAGTCAGTAACTTCAAATTCATCATTTATTTTTTCTACCACAAACTTATATGGTATTGATGAACCACTTTCATTAATAATTTTTCCATCTTCATAATAAAAGCATTCTTCTAGTACCCAAGCATAAACATAATATAAATTGTTTTCTTCCTTTTCATCTATTAGAAAAACTCTCATTGATGCAAATGTTTTTGAATTATCATGTCTTTTATGTTCATCTCCATTTGCAACTATGTAATTTTCTATTGAATTAATAATCTTCTCATCATCTAGATTAACTGGAGGAAAATAATCAAATCCCCATGTACTAAAAAATACTGGTTCATTATTTCTCATTCTATTAATGTCGATACCAAACAATGTGCCAAATGTTATTAAAAATAAAATTATTATTCCCATAATTATTGCATATTTGTTTCTTGCTTTTTTTATTTGTCTTTGTGAATAATTAATCGTATTTAAAACATTTTCTTCGAATTTATCTTGATATTCTTTTTTATCAAGCTTTTCCCCACTAATAAGTTCATTGATTGATATTCCTAATTCCTCACATAAAGGTTTCATCAATGATAAATCTGGTAGTCCTCTGCCATTCTCCCATTTTGATATTGCTCTATCAGTAACACCAATTTTATCGGCTAGTTCTTGTTGTGTCATATTTTTTTCTTTACGAAGTTCTAAAATAAATTTACCTATTTTTTCTTGATTCATATTTTTTCTCCTTTCGTAAATTAATTATAATATGCATTTATCAAAATTACACCAAACGAACCGTAGAGTTTCTACTTTTCCTCTTTAATGTAGCTAATATTAAACTTATCTAACACTTGTATATCAATGTGTTTATTCTCTAATGCTTCACTTATTAATTCTTTGGATCCATCATCGTATTTTACTATCATGTACTTATTCTTTATGCAGCTCCAATAATAAGTATAATTTTCATCTGCATAAAAACCTTCTAACGCTTCTGCACAAACAAAGTCTTTTTTATTTTTAGTTTCATCAACTAATGTATACTTTCCACCCTCGTAATTACATGAATAACTAAATCCTTTGATTACTGTGTCATGTTTACCATTTCCACAATGATGAGTATCTACTAAAATTCCAACCTTCTTCATGTTTCTAGTTTGAATTCCTATTATAGGATTGTTATCAAAAACTAATGCTTGAATTGAGTCTAATAAAATTATTCCAACAATTACACCAATAACAATTAAAAATCTTTTAATAATTTTTTTCATTATAGCCTCCAACAATTTTACTTGCACATTGAGTCGTTATCAAAACTCATTGAATAATCGCCAATGAAAATGTCTTTGTTCCCTGCAATTGTATTACATTTAATTATTGTAATGTCGTATGCATTAGACTTATAAATTGTTGTACCACCATCTTTTAGTGTATCGATATAATCCATAATGTCAGTTAAATGTTTAACACTATCATCAAGGGTTTGGTATGATTTTGAAATGTAGTCTTTTAATGACATTCTTGTTTCTGAATCAGTATAATAAACTTCTTCAATATTTCCTGCTAAATAAATTGTTCTATTATCTCTTTCTAGATATTTATTAAACTTTACGCTATTATAATTTTCTGGTTTAATTACTTCTATTTTTTTATTTGCAGATGATACCTTTACCCATTCTCCATCATCGTTTAATTCTAACACTTTTTTATATCCTTTACCGCCTGTATAAAAATAAATCTCATCAACATTATTATCAATGTCTATTGTAAATGTGTCTTTAGCTCCAAGTTTTGAATTAATACCAAATGTTGAATAAAACGTAAAATAATAATTCATGCTTCCGCTAGTTCTTTTCATTTTTCTAACGTATCCAGCACTACTTGAAACACCAACCTTTAGTGTCATTGTTTTTCCATCTTGAGACAATTCAAAGTCTTTAAGGAACACATCTGTTCTTGAACCTCCCGATGCTATAAATAAGCCAATTATAATTAATGCTACAACTATGATGCTAATTATTAAAGTTTTCTTTTTCATTTTTCCTCCAATCGACAAATTGTAATTTGTTTATTTGTCTAATATTGTATTCAATAAATTTTTATCAACATTTGTTAGTTCGTAACTTTTTTCATTTATTTCAATAGTAAAATAATGACCTGGATTATATAAAATTTTTGCAATGCTATTGTTATTATTATCCAACAATTCCAATTCATATTTAGGTGATGGCAATGTTACAGCACCTGTCCATACTTTAGAATTATTTATTACCGATAAAAATACATTTATTTCTTTTTCATCTGTAATTGATTGCTGTCCTTTAATCTTTATTGTTTTTGTTTTTGATACAGTATCCTTTACTATATTTGGTAATTCAAGTGTTCCTTGTTTTTGCAATGTAAATGTTCCAAAGTTATTATCACAATACATAACTGCAATTAAATCTTTTTCTTCACCTAATTTACAAGTTATTTTATTGTTTATATCATTATTTAATACTATTTCATTGTTTTTATTAATCGTAAATTCTCCTTTTACTTCTTTATCGTTATCAAAAAAAGCAAATTTATTTTTTCCTGTTCCGTGAAAATTAATAAAGGAATCTTTAATATACTCGTATTCTCCTTTACTGTTTATTTTAGTTAATGTCCATGCAGTTTCAGTTGTCTTTAACAATTCTATAGTATCTCCACATATACAACCTTCACAACACTCTTTACTATTTTCATTCAATTTATTTTCATCATCATTATTTCCTTTGATGCACCCAGTTAAACTTAAAGTTATCGCACCACATATAAAAATAGTCAATATTGTTTTTTTCATAATCAATCCTCCATTTCAACAAATTACTATTTGTCTTTCAGTTATATTATACCATACTATGGGTTATATAATTTTCCTTTTTTCAACTTTTCCATCATTTTTTTGTATTTTTTACTTATTCTATCTCTTTGACGTTGCCATCTTTTTAATTTTCGAAGTTTCTTTCGTAGTATTCGTGATTGGGGACAATAATAACCGAACGCATCAGTGTAATGAATTAATGCGTTCTGGGTGTAGATAATTTCTTGTTTCATGACTAGCTACTCTTTCTTACTGATACTTTTGTTTTTTCATAAACATTGATGTAGTCGACTATCCATTCTGGGATTTCATCATCATTGTTTGCTTTTAATTCTTTTACGAATGCACGTAGGCTATTAGCATTTACCTGTTCTTGAACTAGGTCGCCTGCATTATTGTTTCTTAACGCGTCGAACAACTCTTGTTTGCACTCCGCCTTGGCAGATGCGTATGTATCTACTTTTAGGCTGTACGTGTGTCCATTTCGCTTGAACGAGTCTAATTCTGCTGTTACCATCGCAGCTACTAGGTCTTGCTCCACAGCTTCGATCATTCCATTAGTTTCTTTTAGTGCTATCTCTAGTTGTTCCTTTTCATCTCTTAATTCTTGCAGTCTATCTGCCATTGCTAAATCGATACTATTCTCCATCTTTATTCTCCTCGCTTTCTTTATCAACAACTTTTGTTGATGCTTCTTTTATTTCTTGAGCTTTTTTGTATCTACGTTGTTCTGCATCATATTCTTTTTGCAATTCCTCCAACTCTGTTTCTAGATTATTTATAACAATTCTAGTTTTTTCAATTCTATTAAAATCCCTTGTTGAAATTGCATTAAGGCAAATGATGTATTGTTGTTTTAATGTATCCACTTGTCTAGTTAATGTTGGATACTTACTTTTTAAATTCGTTAATTCTATTACTCTTTGATGACCGATTTCCCATACTTGGTCTAGTACTTCTTGTGTTATTATTGATTTCATTTTTTCTCTCCTTTTAATAAATTATTGAATATTCTTTCTAATACATTTACTACTATCGAGTTACCAGCCTGTTTATATAACTGTGTATTACTTATGCCTACACTTTTGGCTTTGTAAAAATCTCCATCATCAAATCCCATAAGCCTCCAACACTCTAATGGTGTTAGTTTTCTTATTCTCAAACTTGGTTCTTTTATTTTTTGAAGGCTATTGTTTGATTGGGCATGTAATGTTGTTGATATCCCTTCTGGATTTAAAACGATTTTATTCATATGATGCCAACCTTCTCTTTCAAGTGGTTCCTCGTATTTTATTTTCTTTTCAACTACAACTCCTACATCAGGCGTTGTTTTGATTGTTTGGATTTTATCCTTTTGAACTACTCCTCGTTTTTGATGTGGTCTGTTAATGTAGACACCATCTCCATCACTAGCTTCTGCATATCCTTTTTTAGTTGCTTCTGGCATTTTGATTGTTTCTTTTATCAAGTGTGCTGCCGATGATGTTGTACTACCACATTCTCCTGTTATCGTTTTAGCGATGTCTTTTATTTCTGATTTGTTATAAGGATTAAATATTTCTGGCATATAACCATTTTCATCTATGAATTCATCGTATTTCCTTTTTACAAAGTTATCTTCCGGTCTTGATCCTGCGGTTGTCTTTATTGTGTTAGCAACTCTATCATCATCAAGGTTGTGTGGTTTGAAACATTTACCTCTAATGTAACCATTTCTATTAGTCATGTCAGAAAATGTTTTTATCATTCTATCGCTCAAGTAGTATTTCTCCTCGACTTCTTCTTCTAATAAATCTTTTAATTTGAGCTTTAGTTCTTCTTTCTCTGGGAACTTGAATTCCTGGTCTATGTCTTTTCTTATTGATACTATGAATACTCTTTCTCGATGTTGTGGGATTCCATAATCCTTGGCATCTAACACTTGCCAATAATTGTTGTATCCTGCCTGATCTAAATCATTTAAAATACTTTCAAAAGCATCCTTGAATTTCTTACTTGTTAATGCTTTCACATTTTCGATTAATGAGTATTTTGGTTTCTTTTCTTTTAGTATTCGTAGTCCATCATAATACAAGCCACTTCTAGTTCCTTCATGAATTCCGGCTTGTTTGCCCGCAATTGAAATGTCTTGACAGGGAAATCCCCATGTCATCAAATCAAAGTCTGGCAATTCCTTTTCATTGATTTTTGTTATATCCCAGTAGTTTTTTATTTCTGGTTCATTGTGTACTACTGAATAACTTTTACTAGCATATTTATCTATCTCGCTATATCCTACGAGTTCGTATTCTATGCCTAACCTTTTTAGTGCCTTTTCTGGTCCTCCTATACCTGAAAATAAACTAAAAAGTTTCAATTGTTATTCTCCTTTCTTGAAATATTCTCTCCAGTTATCCACTATGTTTTTAGCTATATCTTCCTTACTTTCCAAGGCTTTTATAATTTTTTCATCCACTGTTTCTGTGGATATTAAATTGATGTAAGTGCAAGTATTCTTTTGTCCTATACGATGTGTCCTTGCTATCGCTTGACTATAATTGGCATAATTAAAATCAAGGCTATAAAAAACAGCAGTGTCCGCTGCTGTTAGTGTTATTCCTAGTCCTGCTGTTTGTATTTGGGCTATGAATAATTTTACATCTTCATCATTTTGGAAGTTGTCACACATAACTCCACGATCATCAGTTTTGATTTCTCCTGTTATGTATGAATACTTTATTCTCATTTCATCTGCTAGTTGTTTTATTGAGTCTATTTCCGGAATAAATCTAGCGAATACTACGAGCTTCTTTTTATTATCAATTATCACATCTTCCATGATGTCTTTTAATTCATTTAGTTTTGCTTTTGATATAACTTGCATTCTTCCTTCATCATCTTTTACGTGACCACCGGATATTTGCGACAACCTTATCAGTTTTGTTAGGACATTGGTTGCTGTAATTTCTCCGTCCATTAATTCTGCATAGCTTTCTTTCATTACTGTATCATACACTTTTCTAGCTGATGATTCTAATTCACAATAACGATTTAGGAATATTTGTTCCGGCAAGTCTAGTGCTTCGCCTTTTGTGATCCTGTATGCAATACTATGAGCCTTACTTGTTAATTCATCCATGTTTCTGTATTTAATAATTTGATGATTGTAGTATCCACCCATTACTGCATATCGATTTCTGAATGCATAAAAACTTAATCCAAAAATGTTAGGATCAAGGAATTTCCATTGACTAAAAACATCCATCGGACTATTTTGTACTGGTGTTCCTGTTAGGATGATTTTGTATGTTGCTTTAGCACCTAATCTATGAAGTGTTTTGCTTTGTGAAGCACTTGGATTTTTTATCTTTTGGGATTCATCACACACTATGATGTTTGGCTTATAAATATTTAATTCTTTTTCCATTCTCCAAGTTGCCTCATAGTTAATTATTGCAACCTTTAATCCTTGCTTATGACACAATGCTTTTAGCTTTTCTTTTCGCTTTGTCATCGTACTTCCTACAATGGATTCTATGTGGTATTCATAATCAGCGAACTTATCAAACTCTTTTTGCCATACACTTATAATTGATGTTGGGCATACTACTAGGACTTTATCAATTTTATTTTCTTTGTATAATTGTCCTATTATTGCTATTGATGTTAGACTCTTTCCGAGTCCCATATCCATTAGCAATGCAGCACATCCATTTTCTTCAAGTTTTTCTAATGCAAAATTAAATGCAATTTCTTGATGGTTGTAGGGCTTTACCTTTATCGGTAGTTTCATCTTCCTTATCTCCTTTCTTTTTATCACTACCTTCTCTGGTTTCTTCTTTTAAATTCAAGTTAAAAATGGAATAAATTTTTTGTTCTGAAGCACCAAGGTACTCTGCAACAAGTGGCAATGTTCCTTTTACTTGAATTTTTGGTTTCATTGGCATCACCTCCTTTACTGCAACAAAAAAAAAGAAACCATGAGTTTCTTTAATCGCAATAAACTTCGACACCTAATGCCATAGCAAATTTTATGTATGCTTGTTTTTTTAATTCTCGGAAGTTTCTTAAACACATGTGACATTGTGGCATTATTTGTTCATCTGATAATGTCATGTCAGTCAAGTATTTTAAATATAAGTATTTCCTTTCATCTTCATCTAATCTATTAAAGGCTGTGATTATTTTTGTAACGTATTCCTCGATTTGTCCTTCTAGAATTATTTTCTTTATAACATAATCTTCAACCTTTGATTTTGTATTTCGTACTGACGAACTTCCTCCAAATGACAATCCGTATTTTGCTGTCATCCTTGGTAGTTGATTTTCCTCTAATCTTAATAATAATAATTTGTATAAGTTCATCATATTTTTTACTGAATTTTTTGTTTCTACGTAATTTACTGACTCAAATATATCGGTCATAGTTTTGTCCTCTCTTTCATTTTTTCGATACTACTTGGGTACTACAAACTACTTTTTTTAGACATAAAAAGGAAATACTATTCTCTCAAGCATTCCCTGTTTTAAATCTTCTTATAACTATGACTCTCGACAATATTATACATTTTTTGATATGCGAATTTTGTCGAAGTATGTAATTAAACCGTAATAATTGTATACTTTTGTTTTTTGTATGTAGTTGTGTTCTTTATTGGCATAATTTTAACGATTCTATTTGCATCCATGTTTTCGAACACAATGTCATCTATGTCTATCTCCATTGTATTAACTTTGTAATATTTTTGTAGTTCTGTTATAAATTCTGTAATTTCTTTTTTAGTTCTTACTGGAGACACTAGGATATTCTTTTCATCTTTTTTGATTGTCATATCCATTAATTTTTCTTTTAGCATAAATGCTAGATTAAATATTTTATCTTCTCTAAATTCTACATGAGTAATTTTGACACTCTTTTTCTTTGGATCGTATTTTATTTCTAGTTGTTCTATGTAGTCAGCTACTATCGTTCGCTTTTGCTCTACATCCAATTGTTTCCAGATGTCACTTGCTTGAGAGTGATATAATTCGCTTTGACGTTTTTGTATTTCTTTAATCGTTGCATATAAAGTTATATCCATGTCTTCTGTTATTCTTACATCCCTTTTTACTCTTTTCTTTATTTCGTTATTGATTGCTTCTTTTTTAGTTTTTATAAATCGCATTTCTTCTTTGAACTCTGCATCCGATATAAATCCTTCAAAGTAACTATTTTTAACTCTTGCTTCTCTTTTTCCTAAATCTTCTAGTGATTGTTCGAACATTGAGCTGTTTTCTGTTATTCGTGATTTATTTGATATTGGAATTGTTCCTATGTCTGCTATTATAAAATAATCTAATAATTCATTAAGTTCTTTCACAAAGGCTTCTTCTATTTTTACTTCAGGCACGTATCCTACACCTTTACATCTAGTGCAGATGTAATAACTGTATTTAACTCCTGTATGACTCTTACCAGGTGAGCCACCTAGTACATCGTGTCCACAGCAAGGACATTTGATTTTTTGCATAAATATGTATGTTTGTTTTCTCTTATTGTGTAGTTGATTCTTTTTGTGCTGTTCCTGTAATTTTTTCCAAGTGATTTTATCCCAGATTGCTGGTACTTCGTATATGCATTCTTCTCCGGTTTCATCTTCAAGGAATTTACAATGGAACTCTCCGGCATAAAATGAATTGTTGAATGCTTTTTCTAGTCCACTTGCTGTTAATACTTTTAAGTGTGGATACTCCTCTTTCGTGATTTCTTCAACTAATCTACATGAATTACCTTGTAGGTATAATTCGGCAGCTCTTTGCATATAAGGTGCATAATTTTCATCTATAATTACTTTCTTTTTATCTGGTCCATTCACATCCCTTGTATAGCCTTTTGGGATATTTGCGAAGTGTCCTTTTTCAAATGCACCTATCATACCGAGTCTAGTTCTTTCTGATATAATGTCTAGCTCGTATTCTCCATGAGCGGCTTCCATATTAATTTGATAACGTCCAACTGCTGTATTGTAATCAACGTCATTCCATGATGTTATAATTCTACAATTGCATTCTCTAGCTACTCGTATAACTTTTTGGGTATTTTCTACGCCTCTTACAAGTCTATCTAGTCGCCATACTACTACTACATTAATTTTCCCTGTTTTAATATCGTTTAATAATTTTTGAAAGTCTTTTCGTTTGTCTAGGTATTTTCCTGATATCCCAGGATCCCCATACTTATCATAAATTTTAAATCCCCTATTCTGGCATAGTCTAGTAAGGTCTTTGTCTTGCTCCTCATAACTATGTCCTTCTCGAGCTTGATTAAATGTCGAGACGCGGAGGTATATTCCCGCTATCCATTCTTTGGGTTCATTTTTCTGCATTTTAAAAGATACCATTGTCATCTACTCCTACTTTCAATAACTTTGGTATCTTTTGATTTTTTTAATTTTTTTATTGTGCGTCTTATACGCTTTGTATTGCGTTCTATGATTTCTGGGTTTACTGCAATCTCATTATCATCACGCTTTACTCTCGTGTAATATGCTGTATCTCCGATGATACAAATCTTACCTGGTTTCATCTTCTGTCCTCCTTTGCTTCTGGCTATCGCCATTATAACCATTATAGCAGTTTCTGTTAACAATAACATTCCCATCTTTTTAACGAATTTATAACACTTTTTTAACAACTTTATAATTCGTTTCTAACGATTTCTTGCTATTTTATAGGTTATTGGGTTTTGCAAGGTGGGTTCGATGACTCTCACTATTTTAAAAATAATTTACTACTAATTCTCTTAATTTTTGGAATGAGCATCCGTTCTTTGTGTTGTTTATAAAAAATAATTCTTCATCGTATAAATGCTCTCCATAGTATAAAATTATTACTTCTTTCTCCTTCGATTTTAATAATATTTTGTGTGGGCTAATTGTCGAGATGTTTGTTCCTGTAAATTGCATCATATAGCCATTTAAGTAAGTAATTTCAAGGGTTTTTCTGCTCAAGTACCTGTCGCACTTTTCTTGAATTTCCTTTGGAAACTCTAGTTTTTTCTTTCTTAGTTTCATATTTGATCCTCCTTTTTTAGAGCATCATAAAACCCCACCTCAGAATACTGAAGTGGGGCCTCTGTAAGCGAACTTTTTTGGGTTCGCATTAAATCTTCATGGTGGAGCTGAGGAGAATTGAAC